CAGCGTCAGGCCGTGCGGCAGGATGGTCTGGATGTAGGGCTTGTTCGGCAGGCCATAGGCGAAGCACACAACGACCTGGGTGCCCTCCTCCGGAAAGGCAAAGAACCCCATTTCATCACCACCCACCGGCATGGGCAGCGGCACGCCGGCCAGCACCGGCAATACCGGATCGATCTCGCCATCTGGCCCCATCACCTGCAGGTCGACCGAGAAGCGCGGCCGGAAGTCATCGCACACGCCGGCAGTCGCAGGCGCGTCAGCCACGGCCATGACCTTGGCGAAGCGCGGCAGATGGTAACCGCCGGATATCTCGGGAAACTGGCGCTCTACACTACGTTTTATTGCGTCGTCCATTTGATGGCCATCTGTGTGCCGGACAGCGTCACGTTCGTGATCCGCTCGCCCTGATTGATCGATGCGCCGGGTCGCAGGCCTGGTAAGGCTGCGATCATAGCGCTCTGGTTGCCCTGGTAGCCGTCAAATAGGTTGACCGGCAGCTGCAGCGGCGATCGAGCGCCAAAGAAGCTGTCGGCCCATGCACCGACGAAGACTTCGCCGTCACCCTGCTGCTGCCAGACGAAGTCCTTGATGCCGAATACCCGCGCCATGCTGTCCATCGCTTGGTACCCGGCAGCCAGGTTGTAGAAAAACGGTGTCCGTACGCGGGTGTACGCTTGATCCGGGACACGAAAGCGCAGGCCTGTCCTGGTGCTGATGTCGGCCAGCACGGCGCGCATATCTACATGGCGCAGATTCATCGGCAACGGCTGGGCCAGCACCGCGGCTACTTCACGGCACAGCACGACCTGCTCGACGCCATTGGTGGCTGTGCATCGCTCCACGTAGCCAATGAAGTGACGCTGCAGGGCCGATTCGTTGTAGCCGATATCAAGCGTCACCAGCCCTTTGACGGTGGCACCGGCCTTGATCGTGAACGTGGCACGGCCAGGACTTTTGAGGTCCAGCCGGACGTCGTCTGTGACGAGAGGGACGGCCACACCGCCGATCGACAGCACCTTATGCAGCTTCATGCTCATGGCGTGCCGCCCAGGTAGTTGTCGACCTTCTTCAGGACCGCTTCAAAGCCGGTCAGCTCTTCAGGCGACGTGCCGGATCCACCAGATCCTGCCACACCATCACCAGGCGCTGATTGAGCCGATACAGCGTTGCCGGCTCGCCGGTTCTCGACCTTCTCCGGGTTCGACAGCTTTTCACTCAGGGTGAACTGGACGATCCACTGCGCCAGGGTGTCGTCTTCACGGGCACTGACGCCGTCCGAGAACGTGACCTGGCGGATCCCGAAGGCCTTGGCCGTGTCGTTCACGATCCGATAGGTGCGCAGCTGGCCACCGCCTTCGGTCGATTCAGCCAGGCGCATGATCGTGCGCAGGTTATCCAGGTTCTTATAGGGGATCGTCAGCGCGACGGTCAGTGTCTTGGGCTTGAAGCCCTTGTGGGACTTGTCGGTGCCCGAGGTCTGTCCGCCGAGATCGTCGGCCTCGATCTTGAGGTTGGCCGTCAGCTTCATGCGGTGACCGATGATCTGTTCGCCATTGAGCAGCAGCGTCATAGGCCCACCAGCTCACGAACAAAGCTCAGGCCCTCTGCAGAGCCCACCAGCAGTGCGCCGGCACACAGCGGCCATTCGTGACCAGGTGCTTCGCCTTCGAGCAGTTCGCGGCGCAGCTGGCCCGCGTCACCAGGTCCGAGCGTGCGCGACTGGATCGAGATGTCATCAGCGCTGTTGCTGAACTGGGCTTTCAGGTCGGCCAGTTGCTGGTTGCGCTCTTCGGCCTGCGTCTTTTTACGCGCCTGCAGATCTGCCAGGTCTGCCATGGGCGAACTGTCAGCCGCATAGCCTTCAAGCACAGCCAGCTGACCGGCCATCGACTGGCTGGCCAGCTTCGTGATTGGACAGCGCTGAAGCGGCAACTGGCCCCACAGCGGCATCTGTCCGGCGATGGGCATTTCCCACTTTTCCAGCTCCAGGCGCGCCAGGTGTTCGGCCCGCCGTTCAGCCCGCACCAGGTCAGGCATGGGCAGCACGACGTTGAAACGGCCCAGCGTGGCAGCGAGCTGATCCAGGCGCGTCGCCAGGAAGATCAGCACCAGAGCGCTCTGCTGGCCCTGCGGCCGGACCGCGTCCGTCGTGTCGGTCAACTTGTCGGCCAACAGCTGCAGCAGGTTCGGCGCAGACAGAAAGCGCTGGTGGCCACCGCTGCCCTGGCCGATGCCGTGCTGGAACGGCGTCACGACGATGCAGGATGGTATGTTTTCGAACTGGCTGGCCAGCGCGCTGCGTCCCGCGCTGATCACGGACTGAGCCGCATCGGCGATCAGGCCAGGACTGGTCGTGGCGATATCGGCCAGCATCGAGACGCGCTGGCCGGTATTCACCATTTCCGTCTCGATCAGGTCACGAGCCGTCGTCATCTGATCCATCCACTGCGTGGCCTGCTCAGGCCAGCGCAGTTTGATCGGTGCCCACTCATTGGCCATTGGTCAGTACCGTCTGAATCCAGGCCGGGACGTCCGGCCGGCTCGCCTCGATCGGATAGCCCGCGACCTGCGGCCACTCGCGTACCGCCTGACGCCAGGTCAGCAGCTCGCTGAACTGTTCGGCGGTGATCGGCAACGCAGCGCCCAGATCCCGCGCATCGCGGTATTCGGACACCAGCGTTTCCGAGGTCTTGAGGCTGGCCTCAATCCACAGCCTGGCCAACAACGCAGGATCGGACTGGACAACGATATCCTCAGCGTAATCCGATGAGGATCCGCCTTGCTCCAGGTAATCACGCACGGCCTGGTATAGCGGCGGGTTGTAGTCCTCGGTCACATGACAACGGTTGCCAGCAACGGTTATCACGAAAGAACCGTCGGTTTTTAGCGCAACATCAGAGAAGGTCATGCCTATGGCCGCTGGTTCCTCAGGAGCTGCGAACACTGGCGGCAAAAATTCTTCAATTACTGTGTCTGTCATGCTGCATACCTCCAGGCGAAACCGTAAATGGTGCTGCCGCCGCTGAATGAAATGACCGTCCCACCCGCCGCCTGGCCGCTGCGGCCAATGACGCCGGCGCCGCCGGAGTAGTAGTGCATCAATGAGTAGCACCAGGTGCCGCCTGCGGGCAGCCGCACTTCGGTAGCGGTGACGGAAACGGCCAAAAAGTTGTTGCTGTCTGGGCGGTAGAAGTTCTGTTCGCCCCACAGCAGGCCGAGGTCAGTGGCATCCACCTGTGCACGGACACCTGCGCCGTTGGTGGCCCATCCCAGACGTAATTGGTTGCCGGCCTGATTTGCACCGCCACCCTGCTGCACAGGCGTGTAGCCGATATGCTTCTGCAGGTAGTGAACGGCACCCGTTGCGGTGCGGCGGAAATAAGGCAGTTCCGGGTTGTCACCGGCAAAACCTGCAGTCGTGATCGAGTCAGCCGCGATCCTTGCAGACACCAACGAATTGACCTGGGTGACGGTGTAACAATCGGTGATCCCATATCCGGCAATGGAATTGGATTTATTGGCCTTTTGACCGGGATCGAACGACTGCTCGGTCCAGATCCGGCCCATGTCAGTGCTATCCACCGTCAGTTTCAGCCCGACGTCCGACCAGCCGATAAAGAGCTTGTTGGTGCGCTGGCCAGCACCGCCGCCCTGCTGCAATGGCGTGTATCCCAAATGGGGCTGCAGGTAGTAAACCTTTTCGTCAGAGATACGACGGAAATACGGGTAATCAATGTTGTTGCTGGCGAAACCGGCGTGGATGATGGAGTCAGCCAATACGCGCCTGTTCACCAGGTCGTTTACCTGCTCGACGGTATAAGCGTTGGTGATGCCGTAGCCGCTCAGCGAGGTGGCCTTGTTGGCCTTATCGTTGGGGTTGAACGTCGCCTCGGTCCAGACCCTCCCCAAGTCCTGACCATCGACGCTCACTTTAAGCAACGAGCCGGTCCAGCCGATGTTGATCTGATTGGTCTTCTGGTCAGGCCCACCGCCTTGCTTCACAAAACTTCTATTCGCATCATCCTTGCTGTAAGCGTCGGTGATGCCGTAGCCGGCCAGCGTAGTGGGGTTGCCGCCACTGGTAATCAAACCTTTTACGTTGACGGCTACCCTTGTGTAAGTGCCCGCCGCTACACCGCTGTCAGCCAACGTAAGGGTGATATCGGTATCACTCGCGCCGTCATAAGTCCCAATGCCATTTGCCGCGCCGTTGAATCGAAACGCTCGCGGCGTGTGAAGACGCACTGCCCGGCCTACTGGAGTGGACCCATCAACGATCGCCGCTATGACCTGGCTGATCGCCGAACGCACGGCATTGACCATCCTGGTGGTGGCCAGCACAGCGCTGCTGCTGTTGGCAGGGTCATCGCTGATCGCATTGGGCAGGTTGCCCAAGCCGACGTCGCCCTTGGTCGTGGCACGCGCACGCAGATCCGGATAATCCCCGACACGCGCTGCGAAGTGCTTCACCAGTTCGCGGTCGATCGCCTCGATCGGGCGCAGGTCGACCAGAGTGCTGGTACCGGTGATGTCGGCCAGCGGGACCAGGTAGTGCCTGGCCGAGGCGCTGTCGACGTAGTCGGCCTTCGCTTCCTGGCCGAACACGACTTTGAAGGACGCGACGACATCGTTCAGCTCACGCTGCAGCACCACGTCCAGCCAAGCCTTGTTCGGCACAGACGGCACGGTAACCGGTAGTGTCTCGCTCAGCTGCAGGCGCACGCCTTCGACATACGCGATACCAGGACTGACCTGGTACGCGCTGCCCACGCGCTGCAGTTGCAGGCCGCTACCGAAGAAGCAGGCACGACCGAACATGTCACGGTTGCTCAGCCGCTCGCGCTCGTCGATACCCTTCATCCGGGCGGTGTAGTCGAACTGCCAGGTGCTCGCATCGATCTTGATGTTGGTCAGCTGCTGGGCACCGTCGAACACCACCAGGAAGTTGCGGGTGACGTTGTTGCCGACCTGGTCAGGCAGGATGTTCTTGCGCTTCTGCTGGACCGGCACGTAAGCGACCGACAGCAGCACATCGTCGCTGGTCTCAAGCCCGATCCAGTTCCAGTCGAAGTCACCAATGTCGGTGCCCATCAACAGGCTGTAGACCACCTGGTTCGGGTTGACGAAGCCTTGCTGGGTAACGCTTGCCGTGTGGACGATCTGCGTCGCTGGGGGCTTGAGGCCTGCGCGGTTGACGGGACCGGTGACGTTGAGGCCTGGCACGTTGGCCAGGACGAACCGGGCGACGGTCAGAGGCAGGTTTGCCGCTTGCTTCTGGGCGATCAACTTTTCGCCGGCGAGTGTGATGCTTGCAGCCATGAGGGCTCCTAAAGGCTGGCGACCAGCGTTTGCTGATCGTCATTGAAATCGACCAGGGCGACAGCAAGCCGCACGGGTGTGATGGTCACGAAGTCGTAACGCCTGCAGGTGCGTCCGTACTGACGGATCAGCACGCGCAACAGGTCGGGGTTCTCGGACAGTTGGGAATCGCTCAGGGTGAGCAGCACGACGTCCCAGTCGCGCTCGGGCATGCGTTCCTGGATCTCGACGTAACCGACGCCCAGGCGCTCCAGAATGCGTTTCAAACCGGCAGTGCTGCCGGCGTCCACGGAGTTGATAAAGGCGTACTTGACCCGCAGCCGGAACAGGCTTTCCGGCTCTGCCGTAAATCGGGTGACGTCACGCTGCCAGGCCCACAGTTCCAAAATGGACAGGTGACAGGTATCCGCGTCGAACTGCAGGTACGGCCAGCGCAGCCACTCGGTGACCTGCTCCCACCAGATCTGCGCGGTGGTGACCAGCTTGGTCAGCTCCACGCCTTCGAGCCAGAACGGCAGCTTGAGCTTGATCATTGCAGGACCACCGCCAGGCTCTGGATCCGGGGAATAGTCAGCGCTGACAAGATGTCGGCATTGGCGAAACGCAGCGAGCTGATGTTGGGAAACTGGACGTGCAGCTCTTCAGTCAGCCGGCTGAAACTGAAGCGGGACTGGGGAAAGGTGCGGGTCGGGGTGTAATCGCTCTGCGTGCTTTCGCGAAAAGCGGCCCGGATGAACAGCCCGACTTCGGTCTGCAGCGTCTGCAACTGCAGCGCCGTCAGGTTGGCCACCGGCCAGACGTTGACGCTGATCGCGTGCAGGGTTTCAGGCATGGCCATGGCCAGCAGATCATCACCGTGGCCATGGTTGCCGCCGTCGCGGATATGGGTGTTGATCTGCTCGAGGAACGTATCGGCCGGCACGCCGGCGTCGAACAGCACGAACGCATTGGCGCTACCTGGGCCACGCGGCGCGCCATGTTCGAAATACACGCCGTCCGCCGCCACGCCCGGGAAGCCGGTAATGATCGCCCGGTACACCGCGTCGGTGTGCCACTGGTTGACCGCCGAGAATTGGTTACGGACCCGCAGACGCAGCTGGTCGTCATGCTCGGCGTCCGCACCAGGCGTCTGCAGCCACTCTGCAGCGTTCACCACCTGGACGATGCCTGGCACCGATTGAGGCAGGACGGCGTAGTAACCAGGTGCCAGGTTGTAGCCGCTGCCGGCACCCACGGCCCTGACCGGCACGACCAGCTGGCTCTGCCCTTCTTCAAAGCTGCGCGGCTCGGTGGTGACCAACTGATAGATATGGCCGTTGAGCGTCGGAGACTGAATCAGGGTGCCGATCGGCACTTCCAGTTCCCCGCCGGTATTGGCGCGGGTGAACAGCAGTCCACCGGTGGCCACCGTCGCGGCCTTGCGCTCGACGTTGACCGCCCAGGCCAGCATGTCCAGCCACTGGTTACCGGCCGTCTTCACGAAGAAGTTCGGCAGGACCGTGCCGCTGACAAACTCCAGCAGCCACAGCACCGGCTTGGTCACCAGGGCGGTGATGATCCGCCAGAACGGGCTGTATGCGCTGGTGTTGGTCAGCGTACTGCCTTGCTCGACGGCGAGCTTTTCCCAGGCCTGTTTGAGCTGGGCCTCAGTGGTCGGGATGCCGGAATCACCCAGAGCCTTTTTGAAGTCGACGGTCATAGGGAGATCTCCACCTGACCGAACTTCACGGTCGTGGCGGTCACCAGGTACACGCCCGGCTGCGTCTGCTCGATCTGCGCAGTGCCTGGCACCAGGCGTTCGTCGTCCTCCACCAGCAGCTCCATCTGCTGGATGCAGTCGCGCTGACGCAGCCGGTCGCGCTCGGCCACCAGCGTGATCAGCAGGCCGCTTTCGCGGATCAGGTGCGCGATGTCCTGGGCGATTGAGGCGCGGTCATCCACCAGCAGCGGCTGCCTGGCCGGATCGAGCACCAGGTCGTTGTTCATGATCAACAGATCTACGTATTCGCTCATCAGCCGCCCACCGCCATGGCCATCATGTTTTCCATTTCTAGTGGGGTCATGGGTTTGGACGTGTGGATCTCGACCTTTTCCACGCGGATGCCTTGGCGCTCATGCGGGTTCAGGGCGTTGTTCTGGTTCTGGAACGTTTGCATCAGTCCTCCTTTCGGGACGGCTGTGGGTTTGGTGGGACTGATCGAGGTGTTGGCCGAAACCGCCTTGCGGGCTTCGATGCCTTTCTCCGCCTGGGCAGGCAGTTGAATGACCTTCTCGACACGCGCCGGCAACCCGGTGGTGGCCGGCGTCGGGAGCGCCAGACCGGCCGGTGCCGGCGGCAGCTTGATCGGCTCGCCCTGCTGGATCTGCGGGACCGGCATCTGCAGCGGCTTGAACGGCAGCACGTTGGGTTGCGGCACGCTGATGGGCGGTGCTGGCAAGACCTGGACCTTCGGCGCCGGGATCTGCGCCGGCGCCGCTCGGGTGACTGCTGCCGGCACCAGGGCCAGCGGCTTGGGCGGCTGGCTGGCCGGTACCGGCGCGGCCGAGGCCATCTTGGGTCCAGGCGCTGTGCCCGCTGGGGGTGTAGCCACTGCAGCCGGCAATTGCGGACCCGGTGTCACGACGGGACCAGGCACTTCCGGCACCTTGGGCGGCTCCGGCAGATCTGCAAATGTCGTCTCGATGTTGACGCCGGGGATCTTGTTGGCCATCTGGATAAGGCCGTTGATTGCGCCCTTCACCGTGGCCAGGATGCTGTCCCAGGCCGTCTTGGCGATGCCGGACCAGCCGCCCATCGAGCCGAACCAGTTGGACAGCCCGGCCAACTGGTCGCTGATCCACTGGAACGCGGTGGTGTTCATCAACGCCGCGCACAGCTCGTCCCAATACACGACCGCTGCTACAACGGCGGCGGCCAGCAGGACGATGCCGGCAACAATCAACAGCACCGGGTTGGCCCACATGGCGGCGTTGACCAGCCAGATCGCGCCCTGCCACAGCAGCATGCCGGCCCGCACCAGGCCCATCCAGGTGTAGAGGACCACCAGGCCTGCCGCGAAAGCTGCGACCAGCACGGTGTGGAACAGAAACATGGCAATGGACTTGAAGCCCTGCCAGTTGAGCAGCTTCCAGACCGTGAGCATGCCCAGCCAGACCATTTTGCTGACACCGACCACTAGGGTGAGCATGGACATCGCGGCGATGAAGCCAAAGACCACCAGCGTCGTGATACCGATGATTCGCGTGATGTTCGGGAACAGCTGCGTCCAACGGGTCAGCGTCTGGGCGATGCCAACCAGGCGATCCATCAGCGGGGTCAGGGTCGGGATCAATGACTGCCCGAACGCGATGCGCAGCGCTTCGACGGCTTTGCCGAACTGCTGCCATGGATCGACCATGGCCTTGGCCATCTTCTCGGCGTTCTCAAGACCCCGGACCTTGCCTAGCTCGCTGATGCCGCTGCGCAGCCGGTCGGTGTCCTTGGCCAGCGCGCCGATCACCTGGGCACCTTCACCGCCGAATGCTTCCATCAGCTTGGTGCCGGCAGACGCGCTGGTCAGGTCGCCATACTTGGCGGTCAGCTTGTCCAGGATCTCGATCATCGGCAGCGCTTTGCCGGTGGAATCAGTGAATTTGAGGCCGGTTTTCTCGGCCGCTGCGCCCATGTTTTCAAAGAACGCCTTGTAGCGTCCGCCGGCATCGCCGCCTTCCATGGTGCTGGACAGCGAACCGATCACGGCCATCTGCTCGGCCACGCTGACGCCGGCCTGCGTGGCGATCGCACCGACCTCTTTTAACGCGTCCTTGAGCTGGGCCCCATCGGTACGGAACAGCTTCACGGCCAGCGCGGTCTGCCCGGTCAGCTGTTCGACCCATTCGACCTTGCCCATCTTGTCGGCTTCGGTCTTGAACAGGTTGTACATGGTGCCCAGATACGCGCCGGTGGTTTCGGCGTCGGCCTTGGTGACCTTGGCCAGCAGGTTGCTGGAACTTGTGATGGCGGCCAACTGGCCACCGACCAGGCCCTTGATAGCGCCATCGATGACGCGGGACGAGGCCACGAATTCGGCGGCGCTGGCAGCGTAGGTGATCGAGAATTCCAGGGCTTTACTGTTCAGGGATGCCAGTGCGTTCTCGGCAGTGCCCAGGGCGCGCATGTCACCCAGCGCCCGGTTCACTTCCAGCGCCGGCTCCAGGGATTCAGTGATGGCTGTGCCCGCACCCACCATGCCAGCCAGGCCGGCGCCCATCTGGATGATGTTCTGCTGACTCTGGGCGGCAAGGTCGCTGAAACTGGTTTTCACCTTGCCCAGGGGCGCACTGACCTTGTCGGTCAGGTTCAGGATGAAAGCCAGGCGGGCGGAACGGTCAGCCATCAGGGTTATCCGTTAAAGGCAGTGGAGATGCCGTTGGCCACGGCGATCTCCATGCGTCTCCAGTATTCGTCTTCAAGCCACTTGGCGGTGCCCATGACCTCGATCGTGGGTTCTGCGCCAGGCAGCCAGCGGTGGGCCAGGGCCAGCAGCTGGCCCAGCCCGTCTTGGGTCAAGCCTTCGGCGTGCTCGAGGACTTTTTTACGATCACTTCCACGTCCGGCGAATACTCTTCAAGCAGTGCGCCGGCCAGGGTCATGGTGGTGATGGGGTTTTCCAGCAGCGCTTTGAGCGCGGCCTTGTCCTCGTCCTTGACGGTGCCCATCAGCAGGTTGTGAGCCGGGGCGACCTTGTTGGCCTGGGTGGTGGCGTTGAAGTACTTGGTGATGACCTGGGGGCTCAGGTTGAACGTGAATTCCTTGTCGCCACGTTCCAGGGTGATGCTGCGGTTTACTTCGCTCATGTCTGTGTTTCCGTAAGGTTGAGTTGCAAGGGTCAGGGTTGTGCCGGCGTGCGTTGCACGACCTGGCGGATGTAGTCCTGCAGGGCGAGGATCATTTGCCGGCTGCGGGCAAGCTCGTCTCGTAAGGTGAAATAAGCCGATCGAGCGTCGGCTGTGAGTTCGGCGGTTCCTGCATCAGCCAGGCTGGCGGTGCCGGCGGCACCGGATCCGGCTGGACAAGTGGCGTGGACACGCAGCCGCTCAATGCCAGCAGCGACAGCGCGCTGCAGATCGCTGTTCTTGGTAAGCGCACGGTTCAATTCCTTCGTGTGTTGGGTGTCGAGCTGATCACGCGCTGCGAGCATCTCGCCGCTGATGCGTGCGGCTTCGCGTAAGCCATCGCGCTCGCTTACGGCGCTGTCGCGCTCCTGGACAACGGTTTCGTACCGACCAAGCGCCCAATCGACGGCAAGCCAAATGACGAGGCCGACGAACAGGGTGCGAAATAGCAGCTGCAGCGGGCTGATGGTCATTTGAGGCAAAGCCTCATTTCAGCCAGCCGGCGGTTGTGCAAGCCACGCACGAAGGTCTTGCGGCCATCGCCACCGGTCACATAGGCCCACACCGGTGTTGTGCCGTCTGCGGACCAGGCCAGCGCCTTGCAACCCTCGGCAATGCGGCCCGCGTTGATCAGGCCCACGGCCCGGCTCGCGCACGTCGTCGGCACGCCAAAGTTGTGGCCATGACTGCTCAGGGCGTCGAACGTGTTCTGTCCGATCGCCTGGTTGGTCAGGCAGTCGGCCAGGCTCAGTTGCCCCTTGGCGATGACCAGGCTTTCCACCTCGGCGCAGCGCGCGTCGGACCAGAAGTCACCGACCCGCACCGGATCCGGGCTGGTGTACCGGGTGATGCCCTTGCAGACGGTGGGCAACCCGCCGGCCAGCTTGTCGGCGTACACCACGTTCTGGCCGTTGCCTTCCCAGGTGCCCAAGAACGCGGTCAACGTGCCGCTGCAGAGCAGCAGGACGCCGGTAGTGATCTTCACGCGCAGGCTCATGGCTTGACCCTCCAGTCACGCAGCATCTGGCGGTACTTGGGGATCAGCAGCAGGATCTGCAGCACCATGTAAATGGCGGTCAGCATGTAGGCCACCGACGACCAGTCGACGGTCCCTGTCGCGCCCGTGGCGGCCACGCCGATGGCCGGCGATGCCTTCACCAGGGCGATGGCGGTGTCCTGCGCGACCTGATTCGTACTCATCGGCGCTGTCCTTTTTCGGTCAGGGATTGGCAAGGCACGCAACGGGTCATGCCGCCCAGCGCCTGGCGCGCCGATGGGATCTCCTTGTCGCAGTCCTGGCAGTGGGTGAGGCTTGGCCCGCTCGCTCGCGGCTTGGCCAACTGGGCAGCAATAGCCTGGTCGCGTTGCCGCTGCTCCAGGGCCTGGGCGCGATCGAACGGGCAGACCATTACGTCAGGCCCTCGATTTCAGCAGCAGCCAGGTATGGCACGCCGTTGATCTTGATGAAGTCCGGACTGGTGACATCGAACGGCACCTTGTGGGTGTTCTTCGCGCCGCCCTTCGGATCGATGCTCAGCAGGCTGGAAACGCGGACCTTGCAACCGAACGCCTCGATGCGCAGTTCCTCTTCGCCGGCCTTGGCAAAGAACACGATGTCGAACGGCTCCAGCTCGCGGAAGCTGCCGGACGCTTTCGCCTGCTCGATCAGCAGATTGAAGTTGGTGGTGTCCAGCTCCAGTTCGCCAGCTGCAGCCACATCGCCGTCGACGTGGCCGTTGGGCACGCCCTTGGTTTGGGCCACGGTGCTGTTGTCCGTGATGTCCAGGGTGCCGGCCTCGACGTGAACGAGCAGATCGCCCAGGTTCACGTCGAAGTTCTTACCGCCAATTTTTGCGGCCATGGGTTACTCCGAATCCGTAACGGAAAGGTCCAGCGCGATGTTCGCGGTCAGGTCTTTCGGGCAGTTGAGGGGGCGCAGCTTGAGGTAGGCCACGACAGAGGTTTTGCTCGTCCAGGTCAGCACGATGTCGCCGTCCTTGGGCTGCTCGATCTCGCCTGGAAACACCTGGCCGGCGAACTTCGTGGACTTGGCCATCGCACGCAGCGGGGCCATCAGCTTGGACGTGGTGGTCGCCATGCTGTTGGCCGAGCTGTTCAGGGTCCGATCACCCACATAGCGGATCAGCAGGATCCGGACACGGCGCGCAGCCTTGTCCACGACGCGCAGGTTTTCGATCACCTGGAAGTCACTGCCTGGGGTGTCTAGCAGGTTGCCGTCGCCCCAGTAGGTGCCGGGATAGTCCGGGTAGGTCTGCGGGACCGACAGACGCGCTGCGTCCAGTTGCGTCAGCACAGCGGTGGTCAGCGGAATACCGTCCAGATCCTTGGGCTCAGCGCCCAGACCCACGACCGCGCCGGTGGCCACACGCATGGGGGTGTCAGCAACGCTGACGGCGGCGTTGGCCAGGCGGCCGGCGAGCACGCCGAGGTTGTTGCCGTGCAGTTGCGGTACCGGCAACACGCGAGGCGCGGCCAGGCCATCGACGACGGCTTTCTGCTCGACGACGTATGCGCTCCAGGTCTGCTGCGGAGCGATGCCGGCCGTGGCGGCCATCACGAAGATGCGTCGACCCAGCTTGTTGCTCAGATCGGTGGCGGCGACGTGCATAGCCGACAGCTCGGCCTGGGTGGTCGACGGCTTGACGATCACGACCGCTTCGAACGAATAGGTGCGAGTCGCGCTTTCCAGCGCCTGTTGCCAGGTGACGTCGTCTGCGATCGGAGCGGCTACGCAGGCCCAGCGGTCACCGCCGTTGCTGCGCGCTGCCAGGATCTGGGTTTTCAGGTCGCTGTCCGGAACGCCCAGCTGGACGTCCAGATCGCTCTGGGTGTCCAGCGGGACCAGCTTGCCGACGTTTTTGGCAGCGGGACCGATGAACAGGAAATAGCGTTCGATCTCGGTCACGGCACCTTGGCCGAGGTTGAGATTGTTTACGCTGACTTTGCCGAGTGCCATAAAGCGGTGCCTCGTTAGCGGGGTGAAGTTAGGATTTGTTGCAGCACCAGGTTCACCAGCTGGCTGGTTTCGCTGTCGCTGGCACCGAGGAACTGACGCGCAGGCAGCTTGATGTCCCAGCTTTGCGCACCCGTGGATTCGGCTCGTTCGTCGTCCAGGACGCGGATCAGCAATCCCGCCCTGGCGTAGTTCAGGTGTTGCTGGATCCACGCCACGGATGGGCGGGTCAGGGTCTTTTTGCCTTCCTGACGGGTCTTGAAACCCAGACGGCGCAGGCGCTTGGCCTGCTTTTCGGTAGCGGCGGTGCCCTCGGGCACCTTGTTCCACTGGCGCATCTGCGCGGCGGTACGCCGCTCTGACACCCCGTTGTGTTGCTGTGAAGCAACCCAACGGGTCAGGGTGTTGCGCCAGCCCAATTCGGCCTCGTTGCCGGTCAGCCGGGTGACATCGAGCAGCTTGCCCAGACCCGCTTCCATCTTCTTTTTGCCCTTGGACGTGTCCTTGCGGGCTTCGAACGGGGTGCCGTCCAGGTTCTGCTGATTGCGGATCCGCTGCCTGCTCAGACTGCGCACGCGCTTGGCGACGTTGTTCAGCAGCCGCTTACGCTTGGGCGTGGGCAGTTCCAACAGGGCCAGCAGATCCTGGGCATCGAGCATGCCGCGAATGTCCAGATCGAACGTGCTACGCGCCATTACTGGTCACCTCGCCCGACTCGGCCACCCACAGTTCGAAGGGCACAAACGACCAGGTCTTGCCGTAGGCCTCGATTTCGCCGGTCAGATCCTCGGCCAGGTACTGGGCCTCGGTGAACTGCAGCTTGATGTCGACGTCAGCCAGGTCGTTGTCGAGCATGGTCACGTCGAACACCACATTGGGCAGGCCGTCGCGGTCCTGATCGTGGGTTTCCAGCCAACTGCCCACCAGGGCGAACAGGCGCGCCGGGTGATCCGCGAACCGCTCGATCGTGATGGTCGCGCCATAGTTCATGTCACCCATGTGCATACCATCGGTGTCGGGCTTCCAGATCAGCTCGACCTGCACCTGGTCGGTCCAGCTGTCGAGCTGCTCCGGGGCAACCAACTGGCGATCGAGCAGGTAGGCGGTCAACGCCTTGAGCTTGATCACAGCAGTGCCACCGTGATGCGGCCACGGCCCTGCAGCGACCGAACGGCAGCTTGGCTGAAGGCGAGGAAGGTTTCCGAACGCTCGGGCAGCTCTTTGCCAATGTTTTCGGCGCTTTCACGGCGATTAACGGTGGCGAACTGGGTCAGCAGGCTGGCTTTGGCCCGGCTGTAAACGGCACGTTTGTAAGTGGCCGCCTGAAAGGTGCGCTCTGGCAGGACGGTGGTGTCTGCGGACTCAACGTTGGACACGCCAGCGGCCTGCCATCGCGCTTTAAGCTTGGCCAGGTCGGTGTTCACCTCGACCATGGCCATGGTCAGATCAGCCGTCAGCATCTCGACCAGGTATTCCGCCGGCAGGCGGTAACCCTTTTGAAACTCGGCTACGGACAAGTCTGGCCAAAAGCCGTCGTTCTGGATCCGTTCGTCCACCAGCACCGTGGGTTTTCCGGAAAAGCTCATACACTTTTCCTGTCACTAATGGAGGAACACGGGAAATGGACGATGTTGATAGAAAAATCATTTGTTTGAAGGAACGACTTAGAACCCGCGAGATGGCTATGAAGCGAAAACAGACCCTGACGGAAAGGAAGCTCAGACAGGCCCACTCGCTGGCCCTGATGTGTCTGGAAACCCAGGATCTTCCGCCTGAAGCAGTTGCAGAGGCGCTGAAGATTTCTGACCGGTACGTGGAGACGTTGAGAGGTTGTATCCAGATTCTTGGCGGCAGTAATCTGGAGACCACAGTGACCTTTCCCGAGGGAAAGGTGGCTGTGGATAAGCTCTCGCAGTAGTCCGTTAAACATCAAAAACCTCTCAGAAGCCCCGCCGAAGCGGGGCTTCTTGTATTAGGGGCGGGAAAACTGTTTCAGTGGGTCAGGGCCATAAATGGTTGGCTCACATCCACAGTTTCTCGCCGGGGGGGGTAGTCGGTTATTCGGTGCCGTTGCCGGCGTTCTCTTTGGCCTGGACCTTGGCCAGTGCCCTGCGGCAGTCATTCAGGCGCGTCCCTACGCCGATGCTTTCGTAAAGCGCTTCTGCCCGTTCGAAGTGAGCAATTGCGACCGGCCAGTCCTGGCGGTTCAGCGCAATCAATCCCAGCAACTTGTGGTAGCGAGCCGGAATGCGCTCGAAGAGCTGCCATTCCCCATCCACGCGGGGCAACAGGTTGGAAACGTAGGGCTCCGGGCTGCGCCTGGCCTTGAATTCAGCCTCGGCCCAGTCGATCACCTCGTCAGCAACGAACGTCGGGATATCGCGGTTGAAACGCTCAGGCAGCGCCTGGCCTTGGGACATGGCGAAGTCGGCCAACTCCAGGCCCTGGGTGAACTGCTCGGTGTCGAACAGCCAGATCAGGACATACGCCAGCACCGAGTTCTGGAAATTCAATTCCGAATCGCGGTACCGCTGTACGTACTCCAGGTACTTGGGCAGCAGCTCCTCGCGCTTGAGTGTCTGCCGTTGTTCGCGGCTGTTGATTGCGCCGATGCGCTCCAGATCGCCCGCCAGGGCGTCCTCCATCAACTTCAAGTGCTTGCGGGCATTGGCGGGGCTGGACAGCGCAGTGTCAGCCGAGTAAGCCATGGGGGCACCGGCGCTCACGGCCGCAGGGCCATCGGCGATCACGCGGCGCTTGTGCGCCAGTGCCAGGCTCACGCTTTCACCAGTTCGACGTTTTCAGCCATGGCGAATTTTTCCAGCTGCTCGATCACATAGCCTTCGTTGCGGCTGTTGTAATCCTCGACGCGAGAGCGCTTCGGGTTATCAACGGTCTGCTTTCGCCAGCTGGAGTCCTGGAAGTAGATCGACAGGTTGTCGAAGCTGGTGACCACCACGGCGTTGACCGGGAAGAACGGCACGCTGAAGCTCGGCAGGCCGCCATAGGTCGCGATGACCTGAGCGTCTTCGATGCGTTCTTTCTCGGTCGGCACGTCGCCTTGCTTGGCGTACAGCTTGGCCTTGTCAGAGGCCAGCAGGTCGCTGCCGATGATTGCGATCAGATCGCCGCCATCACGGACACGCTCGTCGACCATCTGCTTGGTGTCATGCACCAGGGCGTCGAGGTTGGCATAGTCGCCACCTTCACCCAGCGTGATCTTGCCAGCTGCCAGGCCCTGACTCAGTACCTGCTCAGGGATCTGCTCACGAGCGATCTGCAGCCAGCCCTTGTTCACGTCCTGCAGCATCGGGAATTCGATGAGGTTGGTCTGCGGAGCCGCTTTAAGACCGTGGAAGCCGATCATCAAACGGTCCAGGGCGATCTGCTTTTGCACAGCGGCGGAATAGCGCTGCTGGAAGTCCGGGAACTTGGCCCAGGCGTCGATCTTCGCGTAAGGCAGGCTGACGTCAGACTCGGTGGAATACAGCTCATACTGGCTGTCATCCAGCGCCGAGGCGTCCTTGGCTTCGCGATCGGTAGTCTTGGTGTTGGTGCGACCGGTCACAGGACCTGACACGCCGAGGAACACTTTCTGACCCTTGATCTCGGTCACGCCGATGACGTTGATGCGCTGCAGGAAATCGGACTTGTGGGTGATCGCCTCGTTGAGTTCCTGGGCAATCGAAGGCTCGACGCTGAACGTCTTGCTGGCCAGCTCGACGCCGTAGGACTCAGCCAGGGAAACCTGCAGGGCCGCGAACATTTTCGCGCCGTAAGCGCTCAGTGACTGGGCCATGTCAGAGCACCCGCTTCGGTTTCGGGTCATTCGCACCGGTGGTGCGCGACAGATGGCGACCTTCTGGCTTGTCCACCAGTGCGGAGAATCGCGCCTCAAGTTTGGCGAGGCCGGCAATAACGGCAGCGTTGCTGGAGGCCTTGCGGCTCAACTGCTTCTCTTCTTCGGCGGTGGCCACGATGCCGTCGACGGCTGCCTGCACGTCATCGATCGGAGCCTGGTCAGGGGCTGGTGGGGCTTCTGCGAAGCTGTCGATCAGCGCCTGAATGCCGGCGGCAATGATCAGTTGCTGTTCGATCAAGGCCTGCAGCGCTTTGGCTGTAGCTTCATCCATTGGGGGTTTGCTCTCGATAGGGGTTTGCGGGGAGGGTTCTTCTGGCACCTCTTCAATGCCAAAGCGCTTGAACAGGCCGGTGAACAGGTTGAACAGCTTGGCCACCTCGCCCTGCGGTTCCTCTTCACCGATCGTCCCGAACGGGACAGCCGCCGCGTAGTGCACGGGCTTGCCTGTCTTGCGGGAGAAATAGAGTTCCTGGGTGCCCAGGCTCGCCGGCTCGTCAGTGACGGCCAGCCCGGTCAGGTAGGCCCTGCCGGTGCCCGCAAAGTCGGGCATGATCTCGATGCTGGTGAAGAGCTTTTCGCCCTGGTCGTTAAGCCACAGCAGCTTTTGGTTGGGCTTCAACTGCGCTTCCAGCGCGACTTGGCCGGGGGCCAGGCCCTCGACATCTTCGATCAGGCGCACGGCAAACACGGTGCCGTAGGAGCCTGGCCAGCGTTCATGCTCAGCCCAGATGGTGGCCGTGTAAGTGGCGGTGCTGTACGTCTCGGCGATGTCGCGCAGTTCCTGGGGCGTAATGACGCGACCATCGACGGTAGGACCGCTGGTGGCGACGCGTTTCCAGAAGCTGACAAGGGAACGGGGCATGGGAGGAACTGCGCTCATCGGTTGGTTGAGGCCCCAAGATAGGGAGCCGCAACCCTTCCAACAAACGGTTTACTTTCGCGCTTCTCCTATATTCAAGTTCTAGGAGAGACGCGGAATTTAACAGCACGTTTTCCGCGTTTTCGCCGCATAGACTGCGGCCCATGTACTACTCAACCGAAGTCAAAGAAGCCGCCAAACGCTTGTTTCTACGCCGTCACAAGGCGAAGGAAATTCAGGCGCAACTCAACCTGCCCAACATCCGGATCGTCTACCACTGGATCCGCGTGGGTGGCTGGGAAGACATGCTGACGGATGAAGAGCCGCTGACTGCAGTCAGCCGGCGGATCACGCTGCTCCTTGAAAAGACAGAGAGCCTGAGCAAAAGCGATCTGGACGAGCTGGACCGGTTGACGACGGTTCGAGAGCGGCTGGCCAAGCAATGCGCAAAACCAGCTCCCGCGCCGGCGCGTGATGAACACAATGACGATGGCCATCGACGTGACGAGCAGCGCGGCGAACGTCGGGATCGCGGCAAGCGCGACGGCAAGAAGCGGGAAAAGAAGGTCAAGAACGACGTCAGCGAACTGACCGAAGTCGACTTTCTCGACAAGTTCATCAGCAAAATGTACGGCTACCAGAAAGAGCTGTTCGCGGCCAAACAGAACCCGCTGACCGCCAGGATCCGGAACATCCTCAAAAGCCGCCAGGTGGGCCTGACGTACTACTTCGCCGGCGAAGCCTTCATGGATGCGGTGCTGACCGGTGATAATCAGGTGTTCCTGTCGGCAAGCCGCGCACAGTCCGAGATTTTCCGCAGCTATATCATCGCGTTTGCCCAGTCCTGGTTCGGCCTGGAGCTGACCGGCAACCCGATCGTGCTTAGCAAGGACGGCAAGCCGTGGGCCGAGCTGCGCTTTCTCAGCACCAACAGCAGCACCGCACAGGGTCACCATGGCCATGTGTACGTCGACGAATATTTCTGGATCCGCGACTTCGAGAAACTGAACACCGTGGCCAGTGCCATGGCGACCCATAAGAAGTGGCGCAAAACCTACTTCTCAACGCCCAGCGCCGTCTCACACCAGGCCTATCCCTTCTGGCAGGGCGAGAAATTCCGCAACAGCAAGCGCAAGGCCGCGAAGGATCCCTGGCCGAGCGATAAGCAGATCTCAGCCGGCGCGCTGTGTCCGGACGGTCAATGGCGCAAGGTGATCACCATCCTGGACGCGATCGCCGGCGGCTGCGATCTGTTCGACCTTGAGCAGCTGCAGCTGGAGTACGACGACGACAAGTTCCAGCAACTGTTCATGTGCAAGTTCATCGACAGCAGCCAGAGCGCGTTTTCCCTGGCAGATCTGGAGCGCTGCTATTCCGACCTCTCGCTTTGGGCCGACTTCGATCCGGACGACCCGCGACCGTACGGCAACAGTCCAGTCTGGATCGGTTACGACCCGAGCCGGACCCGCGACGACGCCACCTGCGTGGTCATCGCACCGCCGCTGGAGAACGGTGGCAAGTTCCGGATCCTGGAGAAGCACAGCTGGCGTGGCCAGTCGTTCAAGTACCAGGCCGAGCAGGTCAAGAAGCTGACCGAGCGATTCAACGTCCAGCACATCGGTATCGATACGACCGGCATCGGCTATGGCGTTTTCGACCTGGTGCGCGACTTCTACCCGCGTGCGACCTCGATCCACTACAGCCTGGAGACCAAGAACCTGTTGGTGCTCAAGGCGCAGGACACCATCCAGGGCAGCCGCATCGAGTGGGACGCCGGCTGGAACGATATTGCCCAGGCCTTCCTGACGATCAAGCGCGGCACGACCGCCAGCGGCCAGGTCACCTACAGCGCGTCGCGCACAGACGCTACCGGCCACGCGGACGTGGCCTGGGCGGTCATGCACGCCCTGCAGTACGAACCCCTCAACACGGACAAAAAGCGGCGCAGTCGCTACGCACTCACTGGATCAACTTCCCATGGCAAAACCCAAAACCCTGCAACAGGAAAAACCGGCGCAACGGCCCATGCGAGCGTTCACATTCGGCGCGCCGGAATCGGTGCTGACCGACAACATTGCGCAGTACCTGGGTGTGTTTCCCAGCGACGACGGTCGTCTCTACACGCCACCGGTTTCGCGCAGGGGTCTGGCAAGGCTGCTCAAGGCCAACGCGCACCACGGCGCGATACCAGGGTTCAAACGCAACCTGTTGCTGCGTGAGTTCATTCCTTCAGCCGGCCTGACAGTGGCCGATATGAGTCGGGCTGCGTTGGACTTCATGGTGTTTGGAGAAGCCTACTTCTACCGGGTGCCAAATGCGTTCGGCCAGATCCTGGAGCTACGGCACCTGCCCGCCATCAACATGCGCGTGAAGGTAGACGGCGGGTTCGCCCAGCTGGAGCAGAACGGGCGTGAAACCGAGTTTGAAGCGCACGAGATCGAGCACGTCCTCAACTACGACGTCGAGCAGAATATTTATGGCGTACCCGAGTATCTGGGCGGCCTGCAGGCGCTGCTACTCAACGAGGCCGCCACGCTGTTCCGCCGGCGCTACTACAGCAACGGTGCGCACGCGGGCTACATCTTCTACACCAACGACCCGAACCTGACCGAGGAAGACGAGGACGAGCTGCGTGCCCAGATCACAGCCAGCAAGGGCGTGGGTAACTTCCGCTCGATGTTCGTCAACATTCCGGGCGGTTCCGAGAAGGCGATTCAGATCATCCCGGTCGGGGACTTTCAGGCCAAGGATGAGCTGGAGAAGGTCAAGAACATCACCCGCAATGACGTGATTGCGGCCTGGCGAATGAACCCGGCGCTGGCAGGGATCATTCCAGAGAACAGCGGCGGATTCGGCGACATCGAGAAGATCGATCGCGTGTACACCAGTAATGAGATCAGACCGATCTGCCAGCTGTTTGATCAAGCCAACGCCTCGTTACGAGAGGACAGACGGTTCGGGTGGAAGCCGTTACTGGAAACATCTGTGACGGCCTGATTTGACCGAAGACACACATAGTGCCACCACTTATATGGCAAAATACTGGCTATAGGCTGGCCCTCGGGAGGGACGACATGCGGATTTATTGCACAACATGCGGGCACAAGGGACGGATTAGTTCGAGGGAGGAAGTGACCAGGGCTTACGTGAAACTCTACTGCCAGTGTCTGGACGCCAGTTGCGGCCACACTTGGGTGGCCAACCTCACTTTCTCGCACACACTCCGGCCATCTGGGCAGCAACTGGACGTGATGCTGTTCGATCGGCTCAGGGATCTGGCGCCTGACAAGCAAAAGGAATTATTTGAGCAATTAGGGCGGCAAGCAGTTGCCTAGTATTGGGAACGCCGATCAAAGATCGGCGGAGACATATGCTTTTACTCAGTCTCTGGGTGCAGGGTAAGCGCTTCAATCAGGCGCAGCACCTGCCGCTTTTCTTGGTCCGTGATCTGGCGGAAGCGCTCAACCAACCGGTGCTCCGTTTGGGAAAGCTCTGATCGCTGACTCCCCTTTAGAGCGCGAATTTCACCATCCATCACTACCGTTTCCAACATTCTTTAGCTCCTTGATATGCATAGAGGAGCTGGCTGTATGGGCTACAGCCGTTATTTCACATCAGGGAACAAGAATATCGCGGCAACTTTTGTAACTACTTATTTGGCGTCGTCAGCCATAGCTTTAAGAAATCGTCTTAAAGCCTTTTGATCAGCATCTGGGATGGACCGGTACTGTTCGAGGATAGAGCTTTCGTCCGTTGTGAGCCCTTGCCCATGGCTTCTTTGACCGGTCAAAACGTACCCAGCATCAACACCGTTACTTTCGAGCGCCATGATGTATTTAAGATCAAGCGCCCCTAAAGCAGTACCAAGTTCATAGTTTTTTTGCGTGCCTCGGCTGACCCCGACCAAGGTGCCGAATTCCGTTTGTGACAGACCTAAGCGCTCACGCTCTTCCCTGAGCCGTATACCGACCCCTTCAGCAATGAGCATATTTTTGTCCATCACCACTTGACGTGAGCAAATTTCTGACCAAGAATCACCACAGACAAACACAATCGAACAGGAACGAACACTATGCCCGTGCCAGTTACGCCTGAGCAAGCCCGCGCAGCGCTTGATCGCAAAGGGATGAGCATTGCGGAATTCAGCAGGATTCATGAATTGAACAAGAATTTGGTCAGCGACCTTCTAAATGGGCGTCTCAAAGGCCGCCGTGGGGAGGCACACCGTGCCGCCGTATTGCTGGGGATCAAAGACGGCGTGCTCAAACAGTAGTGCCAAGCACTGACGGGGAAAAGCAGAATATGAAAAGTCCGGTTCTAAAAACGCGACGCGAAGTAGTGAGCGCAATCATCTGTAGTTATCCAGGTGGACGCGAGTGCGCAGCTGCTCGCATCGGTTTGGCATTGAAGAAGTTCGATAACCACGCATACGAAAACAACAACAGCAGACCACTCAATGACGCCCAGTTGTTCCAGCTGGAGCAGGACGCTGGCACTCAGCATCTGCCCAACTACGTGGCGTCAATGTATGGCGGTCTATTTGTCCCGGTGTCTGACCCTGAATCGCTCGATAACGTTGAGATGTACGCCCTCTCGATTCAAGCGGCGGCAAAGCGCGGGTGCGTCGACCAGGAGATAGCCAAGGCTCTTGCAGACGGGTACATCAGCGCAGCGGAGGCCGAACACATCCTAAACGCACACAACCTGCACATGGCGGCTCGACATGCCGAGGTGCTCGCAGCCATCGATCTGTACCGCGCAAAAACAGGGACCGAACAATGAACAACGTATCCGTCGAAAGGGATTATCAAGAAACCATCCGCGCCGCAGCTCAGGCGTTCATCGAGCGTCATCAAGGCGAACACCTCGGCGATCTCGGTCAGTTGCTTGGGCGAGCAATCGACCATCTGGTGGAAAGCCTCGAAGTCAAAGAGCCACTCGCGAATCACCTGGTGCATCAGGCATACAGCAACGTATTGGCGGTCATCGGTCGCCAGCGCATAGATCTGCAGGCAAGTGCAGAAATGTCGGTTGTGATCAGCGACCCTGTTCGGGGACTCGCCTGGTCAGTGCCTGTTCACTTGATCTATGAACACCTGATTGCTGCCGGTCACGGCAAACCTATCTCCCCCGCTACCTAAAACCACCCTAATTATTGCCTGCCCCACAGCCGTGGGTATGGGTGAGCTGCGCCCGAATTCGAGGTTTAACGATGGCCAACGCCGTGATCGTCACCACCCAATTGCCGAAAGCCCAGGCAAAAGCACTGCTGGAATCGCTGCGTGAATAGTACCGCTTGAGGCTCAACGAATACTGGTATGACGATCAATACCGCTTCGTTGCGGACGGCCAACGTCATGGCGCAATTCTCGCCCGTGTCCCGGTAATGGCAGCACAAGTACGCCTTATGGCAGCCCTGAGCCAAAGCCTCAAAGCAGTGAAAGATTAATGAGAGACGACCTGCGTCACGACGTACTGCACCGCATCCAGTCCGACTTCGGATTGAAGCATCGCGCCCCGACCAAATACATGCGCGGCGGCACTTGCCCGAAGTGCAACAAGAAGGAGCTTTACACGCGCTTTGACAGCCCGTGGCAGCTGATCTGCGGCAGGCAGGAAAAGTGTGGCCATACCCTGCACGTAAAAGAGCTTTACGACGACCTGTTTGAAGACTGGAGCAAACGCGCACCGGCTACCGAGAATGCGCCGACTGCGACCGCAAGGGCCTACATGGAGTTTGCACGCAGCTTTGACATATCGCTTATCGCCGGCTGGTTCACGCAGGAAACCTATTTTTCGTCACACCATGACGCCGGTAGCGCCACAGTGCGGTTTGCGCTGGAGAAAGGCGGCTATTGGGAACGGCTGATAGATCGCCCTGCCCGGTTCGGCAAGATGAAGGCTCGGTTCAAACCAGGTGAAAGCTACAAAGGTGTCTGGTGGTGTCCGCCCTGCGTCGAGCTACTGGACGTCAAAGAGCTGTGGATTGTTGAAGGGATCTTCGACGCCATCGCACTGGTGCATAACGGCGTGGCAGCCGTATCCGCAATGTCTTCCAATGCGTTCCCCGATGAGTCGTTGAAGCGCTTGGCCAAAGAGCGCGATGGGAAACTGCCGAAGCTGGTGTGGGCGTTGGACAACGAGCCAGGCGCTCACGCATACACCAAGCGCTGGGTTCGCCAGGCGCGTGAGCTGGGCTTTGTCTGTGAAGCAGCTCAGATCCCCCAGCGTGACGGCCGCAAGGTCGACTGGAATGATCTGCACCAACGCTGGTGGGCCATCGATGAGGAAGACAAGAAAGCAGAGCAGATCCAGAAAGACCTGACGGTTGCCAGACATCACGGCGCCCTGCTGATCGCCGACAACGCAACGGAAAAAGCATTGGTGCTTTTCGACTGGAAGCGCCGTAGCGAATTCCACTTGGAGTTCGGCAACCGCCTCTACTGGTTCAAGCTCGATCTGGAGAAATTCAACCGGGCGATGCAGGACCTTGAGGACAGCGAGCACCAGGACGATCAACTGCTGAACGACAGGCAGCGTCGGGCCAAGGCCATGCAGCAGTGCGGCGCGATTCAGCGGATCGCAACCTGCAACCCCAAGGCACTGTACTACCAGGAGAACAAGCTGACCGACGAGTCCTGGTATTACTTCCGGATCACGTTTGCCCACGACGCCGCGCCCATCAAGAACACCTTTACCAGTTCGCAGATTGCCTCATCCGCCGAGTTCAAGAAACGCCTGCTCGGGATCGCCCCCGGCGGGATGTTCACCGGCAGCACGCAGCAACTGGACGCATTCATTGAAGAGCAGACAAACGCGCTCAAGACGGTGCAGACGATCGACTTCACCGGCTACACCCGCGAACACGGTGCCTACGTGTACGGCGACGTGGCCGTGCGCGACGGTAAGGTTTACGAACTAAACGAGGAAGACTTTTTCGACATGGAGAAACTGAGCATTAAAACGCTCAGCCAGTCCGTCACGCTGAACATCAACACCGACCTGAACAAGTTCACCACGCGCTGGCTCGACATTCTGTGGCAGTGCTTTGGGGCCAAGGGCATCGTCGTTCTGGCGTATTGGCTGGGGGCGCTGTTCGCAGAGCAGATCCGACAGCACCAGAAGAGCTACCTATTTCTGGAAGTGGTCGGCGAAGCCGGTGCGGGTAAGTCCACGCTGATCGAGTTTCTGTGGAAGCTCCTCGGTCGCCTCGACTACGAAGGCTTCGACCCATCCAAAGGCACGCCCGTTGCCCGCGCCCGTAACTTCGCCCAAGTCGGCAACCTGCCGGTTGTGCTGATCGAATCCGAACGGGAAAAGACCGACGGCAGTGCGACAAAGCAGTACGACTGGGACGAGCTGAAAACCGCTTATAACGGTCGTAGCGTCCGCTCGACCGGCGTCAAGAACAACGGTAATGACACGCGAGAACCCCCGTTCCGCGGTGCTTTTGTATTTGCGCAGAACCATGCCGTCAACGCTTCGGAACCCATCCTGCAGCGGATCGCCCACGTTGGCATGACCAAGGACGGCCAGACCGCCAAAACCAAACTGCTGGTGGAAGAGCTCGAGCAGATGCCCGTCGACAAGGTGAGCGGCTTTCTGTTGATGGCTACAACTCGGGAAGCGCAGGTGATGCAAACCGTGAAAGCGGGTGTGCCGATCTACGAACAGCGGCTGCTGCAGCTGCCCGAGATCCGCACGGTGCGTATCGCCAAGAACCACGCCCAGTTACACGCGCTGGTCGACGCGCTGGTGCATGTCGTCCCGCTGCAGCAGCACCAGGTCGATGCCGCCCATGCCGAGGTACAAAGCATGGCCAAAGAGCGACAGCTGGCAATCAATGCCGATCACCCGATGGTCGTTGAGTTTTGGGAGCTTTACGAATACCTCAACAGCCATGCCGGCGCGTTGAATCATTCCCGTAATGAGGGGCTGATCGCCGTTAACTTGAACGACTTTGCCGAAGCGGCCGCGAACAGACGGCAGAAAGTACCGGACCTGGCCGAGCTCAAGCGCCACCTGAAAACCAGCAAATGCCCGAAGTTCATTGAGACGAACCGCAACGTCTGTTCGTCGTGGGACATCGACGCCGCCGATAAACCGAAAACCGTCCGGTGCTGGATCTTCCAGGCCGCTTGATCACTACCACCAGAGGGAGGCGCGATGCAGATTCAAGTGATGTGTGACACCAGCATCAACGAAGCAAAGGACGCCGTTGGCTCGGTGCTGGCCGGGCTTAAGCGAACCGAGCATGGCTATCCGTTGATCCATGCGGATGCATACGCCGTAGGCGGGCTACTGGGAATTTTGGATGTGCGCGCCGCTCGGGGTGAGCGGGAACTGATGGTGCTGCAGTGCAGCCGGGAGCAGATCCAGGCGGTGCTGGAGTGGCAGTCCGAGACGGAAGACTTGCTGGATATGGAAGACCTTGTGATTCACCTGGTGCGCAAGGATCCGACCGAATAAACGCCGGCTTGTCCGGTTTTGAAAAGGGTGCCGAGGAGTTCGTACCTCCCCGACACCCATCACTGAAAGGAGCGGCATCATGCAAACACAACAACTTATCAGCGGCAGCCAAAAGGCTACCACACGTAGCGATTTGCGTATCTGTCCCCGCTTCAAACCCAGCCGTCGGGCAGTGGCCACCGCATTCATCGGTGCAGCCTTGATCGGCTACCAGATCCACAAAACGCCCGACGCGCGTGGTCGACTCGAGCAATTGGCCAACCTGGCGCACACCCAGGGATATCTGACCGCCAGCGATGTCTTGCTCATCGCTCGGGTACTCGCCCGTCCCACCGTCAGTAATTGAACCTTTAGGTTCTGGCTTTTAGCACCAGGGCGAAGCGATACACTTCCCCCGGTGCTGCTTCCTCGCAGAGAGCAAACATGAATTCCCCAACCAGCAACGTCCTCACTTTTGAGGACCTGCAGCGCATCACCGGCTACCAGCGCCGCTCCGACGTCGAACGCTCGCTGATCACCCAGGGCATCCGCATGTTTCGCGGCCGCACCGGCCCCTGGACGACGCTTGACCTCATCCATCATGCGGCGGGCGTCGAGCCTGTCACGTCTGAGCGCTACGACACCAACATCCTATGAGGAAAGCGCGTAAGCGGAAGCACAATCCGCATATTCCCCCCCACATCGATCAAGCCGCCCTTCCGGCGGCCATCTATTTCGATCATCGCAATGCCGGCGTCTGGTACACGCTGCATTACGACGAGACCGGCAAACAGCGTCGGCGCAACGTGGCGCCAGCTGACGTGACCCTGGCCGAGCTGCACCAGATCATGGAGCAGACCTCCGGCGTCGATCGGGGCACCTTGCGTTACGTCTGCGCGCAGTTTCACCTGAGCGATCGTTACAAGAAACTCAGCCTCAAGACTCACAGCGACTACTGCTATTCGCGGGATGTCCTGCTGGGTATTCCGACCCGGCTGGGCAAACCGTTGGGGGATCTGCTGGTGAAGAAATTCACGGCGGCGTTGATCCAGCGGATTGTCGATCGCCTAGCCGACGAAGGCACGCCGTCAAAAGCGGCGCATGTCCTGCGCTACCTGCGCCGGGTACTGCAGTGGGGTCGCAACCGGGGCTACCTCGACAGCAATCCGGCGCAGGGCATTGAAGCGCCTGTTGAGCGCAAACGCCGACGTTTACCGGAGCACCAGGTCATGGAAACCTTGGTCGACCGCGCCCTGGCATTTGGCCGCCTGGCCAGGAACGAGAAAGGTGGCTGTCCAGAGTACCTGAGCTACGTGATGGAGATCGGTTACCTGTGCCGCTTGCGGGGCATTGAGACCATCACTCTGACCGATGCCCATGAACTGGCCGAAGGGATCATGACCAACCGGCGCAAAGGAAGTCGGGACAACATTGTCCGCTGGACGCCACGTCTGCGCGCCGCCTGGGAGGGAGCGAAGGCCTACCGGGCCAAGGTATGGGCCAGCAAATCAACGGTCATTCCGATCCGTCCTGATCGACGATACATCATCGTGGCCAGCCACGGTGGTGCTTTACGTAAATCCAGTCTGGACACGGCTTGGCAACGCTTCATCAGCTGCGCCATTGAGGACGGCAGTATCACCGCCGACCAGAGGTTTGGCCTTCATGATCTGAAACGGCGGGGCATCACAGACACTGTCGGCACTCGGGCCGAGAAGCAAGAGGCTAGTGGACATCGCGACGCGGCAATGATGGATGTCTACGACCTAAGTGTCCCGCTAGTCGACGCCTCCCGAACATAGATTTCAAAGCAAACAAAAGGAGGATTGAAGAATAGGATTCGTTTGTTCGTCGGAATCACATTCCGACTGATGTATGAGATAATCCTGCGAAGCTTAATACTACAAGAAGGTAGCGGCCGCGTACTGCTATCTGCTAGCTTGCTTTCTATACACAGGAAATAATTGACTTGGAGGTCTCATGAGAAATAGCTTCAATGGTTACTACCCCCCCACGCCTGAGCAATATGAACACCTCTGGAACGAAGCCCTCTTTGTTCTAGACACAAATGTACTCTTAAACTTATATAGACTTCCAACAGTAGCCAGAGACGAACTCCTAGAAGTACTAAGACTTTTGGAAAACAGATTATGGATCCCTCACCAAGTTGGCCTTGAATTTCAAAGAGGAAGACTTAACGTAATTGCCAATGAGCGTAAATCAACAGAAGATGCGCTTTCTTCAGCACAAAATGTTGTTGGACAGGTAAAGCAAAAGGTAGAGGGTCTACAGATCGATAAACGAGGGCTTGGTATAGAATCCCAACCCCTACTAGACCAGCTAGAAAGATCTAACCAGGAACTTATCCAAGCAATTAAAGCTATACACTCAGCTCAAATTGACGTTTCATCTAACGATCCAGTAAGAAGCGCTCTTGACGAGTTGCTTTGCAACAAAGTGGGTGACGGCCCGAAAACCCAAGAGGAGCTTGATGAAATTACTGCGAAAGGGGAAGAAAGATTCCTGGACAAGATCCCTCCTGGATTTGCAGATGCTGACAAAGATAAAAACCCCAATGAAGCCACCTTCATCTTTGATCACATAAAGTACCAACGGAAGTTTGGAGACTTAATACTATGGAAACAATTACTCAGTCATGTCAAAGAATCCAATATCAAAACAGTATTGTTTATTACTGCTGATAGAAAAGACGATTGGTGGTGGAAGGAGCATGGCAAGACAATAGGCCCACACCCTGAACTGATTAGAGAGATTCAGAAGTCTGGAGGCGTAGAGCTGTTTTGGATGTACTCCTCCGTGCAGTTCGTCGAGCAGGCAAATAAGTATTCAAAGGCTAAAATTTCAACTGAATCAGTTGCCGAAATTGAACAAGTCACCATCCAAGAACTACCTGAAGAGAACTACCCAAGCGACTTCATCAATGATAGAGAAGGGGCATTGGACCACTATAAAAAACATATACTTCATACCAATACAAATGAAAAAAGTCGAAACAGCGTAATTGGTGACTGGTTAAAATCCTACTACCCACTAGTTTTAAATTCAACACGAAAACCTATCGAATTTATTCGACTTACGCCAAAAGGATCGCATGGGTATGTAATCACGCAATCAATTAAAATCAACACAAGAGCCCCACATTTATATATTAGCCCGAAGGTTAAGCGAGCCATAGCATTAGTACAACAGGGAGAACTTGAGTTTTTATCAGTAGTGGCACTCATCACTTACGACCAATACCAGGAGATTGCTGACAAACAAGAGTACTCAGTACTATTAAGAAGGATACGTCGTACGATGGCACGGTATGATATCGAAAGTTTCTTTATAGGAGTATTGCATCAGGGTACTTTTCAGATACTAATCTTTGAGGAAAATATATCTAATCCACCCTCAGAAGAATAG